GTATTATATGCTCCTGTGGTGTTTGCATACATGGCATTTCTGCCGACTGCGGTATTATTATCTGCCGTTGTGTTATTAGCTAGAGTATCACTACCAACTGCTGTGTTATAGCCACCTGATGTATTATCAACCATAGCTTGATAGCCAATAGCCGTATTTTCTTCGTCTGTGTTAAATAATAAAGCATATTTACCAACTGCGGTATTAGCTGTCGATGTAGTGTTAGTCTTTAAAGCACCAGCACCAACTGCTGTATTGCTAGCACCTGTGGTGTTTGCTTGCATTGACTCCACACCTACTGCTGTATTACTTGCAGCTGTGGTGTTGGCTGCTAAAGCACTCTTACCTACAGCTACATTTTCTGCACCAGTAGTGTTTGCTCCTAAAGCACCAGAACCAACAGCAGTATTATAATCGGCAGTTGTATTAGCGTCTAAAGCTGTAGCACCAAGTGCAGTATTTTCTGTGCCTGTAGTGTTTGCTCCTAAAGCATTATAACCAAGAGCTGTGTTACTAGAAGCTGTTGTGTTTGCTGTTAAGGCATTTCTACCAACAGCAACATTTACAGCACCTGTAGTATTTGCAGCTAAAGCATGGATTCCTACAGCTACGTTACTATTTGCAGTTGTGTTAGAACTAAGTGTGTCATAACCGATTGCAGTATTGTTTGCACCTGTGGTATTTGCATCTAAAGCTAAAGCACCAACAGCGACATTAGAAGCTCCTGTGGTGTTTGCATATAAAGCACTTAGTCCAACAGCAGTATTATTAGCTGCCGTTGTGTTTAAACCTAAAGCAGAATTACCAAAAGCTGTATTGCTAGAACCTGTTGTGTTTGTTTTAAGCGAATCCATACCTGCGGCAGTATTGTTAGTACCTGTGGTGTTTGCTACCATAGCACTAGCACCAACCGCCACATTATTTGCTGCAGTATTTACTGCTAAAGCATTTGTTCCGACAGCAGTATTATTATCCGCTGTGGTTAATGTTCCTAAAGCATTTTTTCCAATACCTACATTTGAATGACCATCTGTACTTGCATCTAATGCTGCCCAACCGACAGCTACGTTATAACCACCGCCAGAAGTTATATGTGTAGTTAAAGCATTAAAACCTATAGCTACGTTACCTGTATCTGTTGTTATTGCATCTCCAGCACCATAACCAATAAGCACTTGATCATCACCAGTACTTATAGCCGTACCAGCTTCATCACCGATACATACATTATAGTTACCACCGCTTGCAATACTGTTACCAGCGTTGACACCTACACGAACATTAGAAGTTCCTGCTGAAGCCGTGATTATGTCTGCACCATCTGCATACGTTACGTCTGCTGCAAAGTTTACAGCACCGTCAACGTCTACGATATCTAAGTTAGCTGTGCCATCTACGTCTATGTCACCACTAATATCTAGTGAAGCACCTGTTAAAACACCTGCAACTGCAAGCGTACTAGCCATATCCACAGCACCATCAATATCTACAACATCTAAATTACTTGTACCATCAATATCTATATCACCCGATATATCTAGTGAAGCACCAGTTAAAACACCTGCAACTGCAAGTGTAGAAGCCATGTCTACTGCTCCATCAATGTCCACGACATCTAGATTAGCTGTTCCCGCTACATCAATAGCTCCAGAAATATCTAGTGTGGCTGCGTCTAGCTCACCTGTAATTGTAAAGTTTCGTACACCTGTATAATCTTTATTAGAATCTAGTATAACTGCTTTAGAAGCTACGGCTGTACCAACAGCAGTTGCACCTATATCAAGAGCGTTAATTTCTCCAACAACTACTGTAGCTCCATCAAGGATATTAAGCTCTGCAGGTGTCGAACTAATAGCAGTTGTTGTAACTGCTGCCAAGACTGGAATATATCCACCTTGATTGATTAAATACTGTGTGTTATCTCCTGTTGGGTCTACAATACTAAGAGTTGTTTCGTGTGCATCGGCTGTAGCGCCTTCAAAGATAATAGCATTTGAAGCCTCCATCGTAACTGTGTCTACAGTAGTAGTTGTACCTGCAACTGTAAGATTAGGAACTAATAGCTGACCTGTGCTTGGATTGTATCGTAGTGCGCCTGTATCGTCTAAGAGTCCATCAGACTCGTTATGGAAGACTACAGGGAAATTTGTGTTTGCTGTGCTATCTGTAACGGTAGCTTTTGAAGAGGTACCTGTAACATCACCTACAAACGCTGTTGAAGTAACGCTTGTAGCGCCTGTGACTACACCTGCATCTACGCTGATCGTACCATCTAATAGAATGGCTGATCCTGCTGCAGGTTCTATATTAATAGCTGCTCCAGAGTCTAGAGTTAATACTCCTGCTGAATCAATATCTACAGTACCATCGGCTGTTATTTGAATATTAGCGGCTGCGGCTGCTGCGTCAGTTGTAACAATACTTAGTGTACCGTTTGTACCTGCTGTAATTACTGCAGTATCACTAGATGATCCTGTCATTGTGACTACTTTGCCATTTATAGCAACGTCATCAACTGTTAAAGCTGTTAGTGTACCTACACTTGTAATAGCTGTTTGTGCTGCTTGTGTTACAGTTAGCGCAGTTCCTGAAGTATTTCCTGTTACATTACCTGTTAATCCACCAACAAAAGCTGTTGATGTAACACTAGTTGCACCAGTTACTACACCTGCATCTACATTGATTGTTCCATCTAAAACGATAGCAGAACCACTTGCAGGTTCAAGATTTATTGCTCCGCCTGAATCTAATGTTATTGTAGTACCAACTGCTTCAAAAGTTCCGTCAGCAGTAAGTGTCATATTCGCTGCTGCTGCTGCAGTATCAACCGTTGTTATAGCTAATGTACCATTAGTACCTGCTGTTAATGTAGCAGTATCACCACTAGAACCTGTCATTGTAATGACTTTACCATTTAGGTCAATATCATCAATGACAGCTTGCGTTATTGCACTGTTTGTTCCTAACGTTACTCCGTCAATAGTACCACCATTTATATCGGCAGTATCTGCTACAAGGCTATCTATGTTGGCTGTTCCATCTATGTATAAATCTTTCCACTCAGAACCTGAAGCACCTATGTCGTATGTATTATCAGCACTTGGTAAAAGATTAGAAGCAACATCAGCACTAAAAGCTACAGTATCAGAAGCAGCGTCACCGAAAGTAAGATTACCTGAGATTGTAGCATTACCAGTAACTGTTAAGTTTCCGCCAACTGCTAAGTTACCTGAAATATCTGCAGCACCGTTCATGTCTATAGTAGTTGCCGTTAGTTCAATCTCTGTGTCTGATACTAAGTCTAGTACACCATCGGCTGATTGATAAATATAAGTACCTGAATCACCAAACTGAAGTTGGTCAGTACTTGAAAGAAGTAATCCTGTGTCAGCTACGTGTGTAAGAGAAACATCTTGGTCATCACCAAAGTTTATTACTGCACCGTCTGCAAGGAATAAATCTGAAAATTCTAATGCGCTTGTTCCTAGTGCTGCTCCATCGGAAGCATCTGGAACAAAGGCTGTGGTTGCTGTTATTGTTGTACCTTGAACTGTACTTGAGCCTGTAACAGCTCCTGTGACTGCTAAAGTACTAGATAGTGTAGTAGCTCCAGTAACTCCAAAGGTTCCTGCTACTGTACCGTTTACATCTACATCAAGTGTATCAATATGTGCAGTACCATCTATAAATAGGTCTTTAAATTCTAGAGAGCTTGTGCCTAAATCTATATCGTTATCTGTTACAGGTGATATAACACCATCAGATATTCTTACTTGTTCTACGGCTGCACTAGATACTTCTACAAAAACTCCCCAACGGTTATTAGTACTATCTGCAACTATTTTATTTAAAAAGTCTAAGTCACCTATTGTATGTATATTACCACCTTGAGCAGCAGTACCATCATGTCTATGACCTGTAGACGAGGCACTACTTGAGCTATAAGCAAAGGCATTTAAAAGTTGATTATATTCGTTGTTAAAAAGCGCAGCGGTGATGGTATCGCCATCAGCTATCGAACTTTGTCTAGTATATGTTTGAGCCATAGTTTAGTTCTCTCTTATTTATTATTGTCTTCCCGATGGTCTATAGTTTATATATAATCCGTTTATTGTGTATGGAGCGTTTGTATCGTTACTAAAAATTTTAAAAAAGTTACTGTGTCCACTTCCTACTAAAGTAGCTCTAACTAACGGTTGTTCAGGCGAGCCAAAAGTACTTGTTCCAAAAAGAGCAACAGCATCTCCAAAAATAGAAGGTGTTGCTGAGATAATACCTACGTCAGTCGGCTGTAATCTATCTGTACTGTCGTAATCAAAACGTACTCTAAGTGTAGGTTCTACCGAGCCTTCTGGGAACACAGATACTTTAATATGGTCTAAAGTTTTTAAAGTTCCAAAGTCTCCGTAATCATAGTCAGGTGATTGGTATTCTGCGGATACGCTTGTTTCTGTTCCAGCAGGATTAAAACTATTTCCTGTATCGTGATTATAAACGTAGCCGTCTCTGTCTCCGTGATATGTCTTTTCTTTACCTGCGTAATTAAATCCTGACGTTACGGCTGGAGCTTGTATTCCTTGTAGTTCAGACCACTCAAAACCTCTAGCTGTTAACGTACCTATAATACCTTTAGAGTTAGCAGTAGATGATGAAGCACCACTATAATACATTCTATACTGAGATTTATCTCTAAGTACTACACTACTATATTCAAAAGTAATATTACTATCAAATATGGAGTTTATAACAGGCTGTATTGCTTTACTAATAGTTCCTAATTCTACGTCACCAA